ACCAGCCGTCAAAGACAGTGGGCGATAGAAATAGTGCAGTTCCACAGCGTAGTTAGAATCAGGTGTTGGACCCAGAATGAAGTTGTCGATGTCAAACTGCGCGTAATAGCGAGGGACACCAGTCGTTGCCGCATTCGGGTTGAAAGATTGTACGAAGTTTACGTCTTTAAAAAGAATGAAGTCTTTGCTGCTGCCATTTGTAATCGAAAGACTAAATGGAGCAAGATAGTCTGATGGCAACGCAAGATATTGGTTGCTTGCAGTCAGATTACCACTTTGATTCTTGCGAAATACCTCTAGCTGCGCAATCTTGAGAATACGTTCCTCTGCGTTCTTGATGAATATATCAAGGTTATTCACAAAGGTTGTTTCTGTGTTTTCAGTGTAATCCTGAATGGCTTGTTTTAGCTCGTCATATGTAAAGCTCATGTGATCACCACCGTAACTTGTCCCACATAACCGATGGTGTTCATCTTATTCTGTGGGGGAGGAAAAATATTATCACCCACGCTCACAGAAACTGCACCAGCTTCTGGATCGGGGCGAGGATTGCGCAATGCTTGCGGATCAGGAACCGCTCGTAATGGCTCTAACTGTGGATGCTTTGCTTCCCACTCGTCTTTGCCAACAAGTGCGCCAGTCCATTCTTTGCGCATGTCTACCAACCGATAGCGAAAGCCTGATCGGTCAGAAATACCATATGCCCACTTACCTGTGGCATACTTAGACATAGCGATAATTCCTCAAATCTGGAGCAACGCGGAAGGATGCACGATCACGATCCTCATCCATTGCTCTGTTAAGTTCTTCTTCATATATGGCCTTTAGCATCTGCATACGGTCAGGTGCTCGTTTTACGCTAATATAGTACGCTAGACCCGCCGCGAGTGCGGGGTAAAAGCGGAACGGCACTGCCGCAGTGTTCGTATAGGTATCAGCGTCGTCCATTCGCGTTAGTGCGTCATAAATGATGACATCTGTGCTGTTATCAGGCAAAGGCCACAATTTTAGGACAGGTGTGATTTGACGATCAACAAAATACTGTGATGGACGACCTGTAGTGGTTTTCGTAGGGATATTTAGGTATTCATCGCGGCTGACACGATCCAAAGCATAATCTGTTCCGCTGCGACGGATTACCAACGAAAGAATGTCGATCACATCTGCACCAAGATCATAATCACCATCGCTTGCTGTCACAGTTATTGTGCGCTGGGCGATTGTCCACTGATTGAGGCCACGGTTAGCCCAGTCAGCAAACATAAGATTCATAGACCGTTTTGCGGTCTTTAGGTCATATCCTGTGCGGACTTCTAAGCCACAACGCTCAAAAGCCTCTTCGATGTAGTCAGCTACATCTAATTCAAAGTCTGTTGAGCCTGATACAGCCATCTATTTTTTCTTTCTCTTTTTGGCGGATTGCTTAAATGCTTTCGCCGTTGGAGCGCCTTTTGAACCGGGTTTGCGCATTTTTTCGCCAGAACCAGCCTTTATACGCTTTCTCTTAGCATGAATATTATCCCAAAGTCCGCGATTTGTCACCTGCTTGGCTGATTGAGAACGTCCTGTAGCCATCACTTACCAATCCCTAGTAAAATTTCCATAACCGTTTCGCTGCTCATAAGGCCAGCAAAGATAATTGCACCAACAATCATCCACTTGGCTTGAAAAACTGCAATCTTTATTTCTTTCATGTCAGATTGCAATTTATCAACACTGTTCACAAGATGATCCTGTTGGGCCTGAAACTTAACAAGTTCTAGCTCAATTTCGTGTACAGTTTTCTCAGCCATCAACATCTCCACCGCTTTCTGGCTTGACGCAAACGGCTGTTTGGGTCTTTTGCTGCTTTAGGGAATTGTTTCATTTGACCAGCAGAACGTGCGCAATATGACTTACGGCGTTTCGCACGAGACTTCGACGGGCTTTTTTCAGTAACTGCGGTTTGCAGCTTTGATCCGGGATTTGCTTTGCGATACGCAGCAACGCCCTTTTTCGTCATACCTGCACCAGATTTGGTCTTACGGTAGTTACCGCCTTTGCCGGTGGTTTTGCGTATGGGATTGTCTTTTTTAGAAGCCATTATGTCCAATCCTCGTTTTCTATATAGACAAACTCCATTGACGCGGAGACATTAAAGTTAACAGAGTTTGAAGAAGAAAATGCTCTCATCTCTAAGTCTGTTTTTTCTGTGAACCTTAATGGAAAAGTATAAAACTGTTCGTGTGCGCCATCTGTCAGGGTAAATCTTTCCTTTATTTGAAACACTTCCCCATAGGGTCTAGCAACAAGACTAGCATTTAAAATAGCTTTGGTGTTGGTAGATGTGCCTGTGGACAAAGACATTTTTGTAAGGAACGCTGTATATCCTGCGGGAACTGTCCAAAGAGCCATCAATGTTTGATTATCACCATCCCCATTTATGGTCAGGTAAATATTAGCTGGAACTCCAGTGGTTACTGTGCCTGTTCCTGCGTAAAGTGTGCCAGCGTTTGCGCCACCACTACCTGCACTGCGAACAATGCCACGATTTATACGGAAGTAAGAATTTGTGGTATTAACTGCTGTTTGCCCATTTAACGTGACAACTTCGTTTATTTCGTTGTAATCAGCGTCTAGGCCAAAAATTTCAACCGTTCTTGCACCAGTACCTGCGGCAGTGTCGTTAGCCGAACTGCTTGATATAGTCATTACCGTGGCGGATGGTGGGTAGGAATACAAACCACCTTGTTCCCAGATGGTTTCTTTTGTGTCCCCAACATCGTTGTTGTAACCAAACTTAAAAACAGTTTTATGACCCGTGATTTGACCACGGGCCACCTGTAGCTCAAATGGCTCAGATGTTCCAACTTGCGTTATGGAACGAAAATTAGCCATCTGTACCTCTTAGGACAAAAAGATTGTCAATTGGTTGCTTGCACCTGTGAACGCACTTACATAAGCACCACTCGTAGCAAGAATACCATCATCTGGGATGTTTAGATGATGCAGTCCTGTTGGGAATGTCTGCGTAATTAGCGTTTCACCAGACGCGCCACCGTTTTTAATTGTAAATGCGCCAGCCGCAGCCGCGTAAATTACAATTTGACGGATACGCGAACGCGAATCACCAACAACAGCCGCAGTAGTGCCCTGCGCCCAATTATATGCCTTTACTGGACCAGCCATAAGTAATCTCCTTATGCGCCAGCGGTTGCGCCAGTGTCCACACGAATCCAGTTTGATCCATCAGAAAATACTAGGTTGCCAGTACCGTTTCCTGTTGTTTCTGCTGCTTTTAGAGCGTCAGAAGCGTAAAGAACCATTCCTGTGCTTGCTGAAGCTGTTGGAAGTGTCGCAACTGTAAAAGTGCCAACGGTTACACCGTTACTTGATACGACTGGGCCTGAAAAATTAGTAGCTGCCATGTTTTTCTCCTCTCGTGTCCGAGGTCAACTCCTATAGTTTGCAAGGCTATAGAATATATACCGAGCATTATTGCTCTAACAGAGAATAACATATTCAAGAAAAAAAGAAAGGGGCAACCGAAGCTGCCCCAAAGTCCAACAGGGAGGTAATAACCTCACTGTAGCACAATTTATGCGCCGGGAGAACCGAATACGCAACGTGGGTCGGAATAGCCGAAGCTATAACGCTCACGAGCCTTAAAGCGCATGTTGCCTGTGTCAAAATCAGCTTCCATGTTTGTGCGCATTGGAGAGCGCTCAAAGTGTTTGAAGCCGTTTGGAGCATCAGTTTTGATGAAGAACGCATCTGGGTCTGTCAAGAAGTGGTTAACAGTGTAACCCTCTGGAACCATACCCATGTTGCGGATCGCGTTGATGTCATTGTCTGCAGTGCCAACACGAAGAGTCGATTCCAACAAACGGTCTGCAACGAATTGCAACTGTGGAGGAATGATCAACTTGGAGCCACGAAGAGCAATGATCATGTTGCGTTCATCAACGAAGGTAGAGATGTCAATCAAAGCATTCTCAAGCGAAGTTTCGTTCAAGTCTGCTGCTGTTGACGGCTCGTTGCGGAATGTACCGCCACCTGCAAGTGGGTGGTCAGTCGCGCAAAGCTCTTTACCATCACCACCTGTGTAGCTGCTGTTAAACGCATTGTTTAGAACAGAAGCTGCTTTGACTTGTTTGGTGTGTGCCATAGAACGCGCAAGCGCTTTCGTGTAGCGAGCACCAAGACGGTCATACAGGTTGTCTTCGATTGCTTCTTCAGTCAATGCGAATGCAAGTGCCACTGTTTCGTGTGTGTAACGAGCAGTGTATGCTTCATTTGCATTGTCGAACTCAACGCCAGAACCCTCTGATTTTGTTGGAGCATTTCCAAATCCGACGAGCATAACCTCTTCTTCGAATGCACGGTCAGATGTTTCCGTATCGAAGATTTCAGCATGCTCGCCTTCATAGCGGTCATACTCCATTCCGAACAAAGCGTTCAGGCCCGGCTCAAGTTCTTTGACGAGTTGGGAGCGTGAAATAGCCATAACTCAATCTCCTTATGCCAAGCCAGCGGTTCCACCGCTGAATAGGTGGTTGTTGATTTTCACGATCACGTTTGTGTTCGCAGATGAAACATCGCTGTTCTCAGGGTCTTGAGAAATGTCGATGGCTTTCAACGGCAGAGTTGCAGTTGTTGCGCCAGTTGTGACAGCCAATTCCATGCGAGAAGTACCAGATGTGGTATCGCCCACTGGGGATTGGTCTACGATGTCGAAATTGCCAGCCAAGTCAGCTACAGGGAATGCAGCGTCAGCTTGAATTTCGAATGTTGCATCTGGCGAGTCAATGATTGTCGCCATGATGTCAGAGGCAGAAACACTACCGGGGTAGTAGTTTGACCAAGTTGGTTTGCCTGAAGTCGGGTCCGTGTATTGGCAACCATTAAATACGCCCAGAATCAAACCTGAACCACCTGCTGCAACACGCTCAATGCCACCACCAGTTACCATAGCAACAAGGTCGCCTTGGTAAATAGCAGTTGCGTAGCCTGAAGCAATGCGGTAGCGGTTTTGCTGCTGCGAACTAATGCTTGTACGAACTGGACGAAGGCCAAAAGAAGCGTCTTGGTTAGACATAGCTAATTTCCTTCAAGATTATCCACCTTTTCGACCTGAGCCGAAAGAGACAGAAGTTTT